TAATGAAATGGAGTGGAGATAGAAATTGTAAGTTTGTTGCCAACAAGATGAAATTAGAACGCATCGAAAAAGGATCATCTGTTTACATTTATGATCTATATGATAATCAAGATAAGTTGGATAAATTATACAACATTGTTGGATGTTTGAATATTAACCTAATCTCTTTCTCTAACAGAGAATTCAAACTAGTAGACAGTCTAGATATAAAGAATCTAGTAAGTTATGATGAATTCATGAAAGGTGAGCACATATTGTTTAGAAGAATTACTACTTCTTATAGAATTAGGAAACTTATGAATGATTTTCCTGCAACATTTAGAAGCAGTGGTAGAACCTTTATGGATAAGTTAAACTCTAATTTTGAAAAAGAAGTTACTGAGCTAGTAAGTTATGTAAATGAAAACTTTAATACTAGAGAAGTTAATTACAGCCAACTTGATATAATGTTAGATATAACTAATGCTGGTGAGAATTTAGAAGATCACAAGGTTTATTATTTATATAATAAAGTTAAATCTTTCCTTGAGGCTAATTCATTTATAGAATTCATGGCTAGTAATGGTGGAGGTTATAGCAACAATAATTCTGCAGTAAAAGTTACTGCTGATTTATTTAAATATCACAAACTAAGATTAAATATAGAACATTATAAACTTAAAGAAATGGAAGGAGGAGAAGTAGAAGAAACCGAAGTATAACAAGAGATTAGATGGGAGATTGACAGACAGTCTCCCATATTTTTAGTAAATTAACAATTAATAAATACAATTAAAAGATGAACAAATTTTTAAGTTTAGAGTGGTTTAAAAACAGAGTAAACCATTCAATTGACAGAGTTATCGAGAGTAAGTTAGATAGCTTAATTAATGAGGAATCAGAAGATACACAAGAACAGTGTACAGAACCTCTATATAGAGGAATTAAGTTAGTTAATGATTCACTAACTATTTTAATGAACGATGGTAGCATCGTTAACAAGCCTAATGCTACAGAAGAAGATTATGAAGCTATAATTAATGTGAAATCTCAATTTGAGTTTGACCGTATAATTATGGATCCTAATGTATATCTGGAAAAAGAAAAGAAAGCTAAAGAAGTAGCTAAAGCAAAAGCCTTAATAAAAGGTATTCAACTATTAGAAAACTGTGGAGAATTCACTGTAGAAGATAACGTTGTTTACTTTAAGGGTATTTCTAGGTCTATTCCTCAACTATTAGTAGAAAAGCTAATAGAAGTGGTAGATAGATCAGAAAACCTCTCTGAGGATGAAGAGTACTTATCATTGAAGAGATTCTTTATGTGGTGTTGTCTTAATCCAAGAGCTGAGGTGAGTAATGAGCTATACAGGTTCTTAGATGAGAATAGCTTTCGTATTACTAAGCAAGGATTCTTTGTAGCTCTACGTAATGTAGTAACGTTACACGGTAGTCCAGAGCTTGTACATTTCATTTCTAATACATACAACAAAGTAAAAGCTGTATGGAAGAAGAGTCCTGATAACTATACAGTATTTATCAAAGATGATATTTACAGTTTAGTTCATAATGATTCATTGACAATAGAAGAGACTCACACATCTACAACATGTTTAAATTGTTTAGGTGAAGGTGGTTGGGAAGATGAAGATGGAGATTGGGAAGAGTGTGAAGTGTGCGAAGGTACAGGTGATGTAGAAGAATATTCTTACACTGAAACATATCTAGCAGAACATGGTGAAAATCTAGGAAGTCTTACAGAGCTTTATCTAGACCTACCAAACAGAAAGGAAAATCGTTTTACAGATGATTGGACAAAAACGTTTGACATTCGTGTAGGTAAAGTAGTTAACATGCCTCAGGAAGAGTGTAACTGGTCAACACAAGATTGTGCTGCAGCTGGTTTACATTTTACATCAGATCAAATACACTATGTAGGATGTGGTGATCAATCTGTTCTTGTACTTATTAACCCTATGAAGGTAGTTGGTATTGGTGTACATAAAGGTAGATGCTATGAGTACTTACCAATCATGACTGTACCAAGAGAAGAAGCTACAACTATTCTTCACGATGGTCAGTTTGATACTTTAGAGTTAGATGAAGAGTATGCAATCCGTGACCTTTCAGACATAGAGTCTAAAGTGGCAGAAGGATATGCAGTTGAATCATCTAAGTATGAGTTTAACCTACCAAGTATATCAAGCTCAGACATACGTGAGGTGATTATGAATCTAGATCAGATGAAAAATGAGATAGAGGATAGAATAGTAGAGTTAGATTAAATTAATTAGGGGTTGTAATATTTTAATTAAATTTGTTGCAACCCTTAAAATTAAAATTATGGCTAAGAAAGTAAAAAAACCAAGAGTACCTAGAACTAGAAATGCTGAAACAATGACAGAAGCAGCATTCTGGTCTATGATAAGAAGTGCTCTTAGGCAAAAGAGTAGATGGTGGAAACCTGTAGCACAATGTAAGCAAGAATCTAGAAGAGCATATAAAGGAAAGAACAAAAGACAGAAGTGGGAATATCAATGTAAAAAATGTACTGATTGGTTTAAAAGCGATGAAGTAAACATTGATCATATAAAACCTGCTGGTAGCCTTAACTGTTCAAAAGACCTTCCTGCCTTTGTAGATAGATTGTTTTGTGAGGTGGATAACCTTCAAACACTTTGTACAACATGCCACAATGAAAAAACACAATCAGAACGTAAATTAAAAAAACCAAAATAAACATGGGAGCAATACACAAAGAAGACACGATAACAGGAAGAACACTGGGAGAAGCTTTTAACGCTTTACAAGAATTAGATAGAGAAGAGCTAGGTAATGATTACTATAATGGAAGTTGGCATAATGCACAAGGTATAGTAGAAGTATCTAGACATAAGTTTGAGAATGATGAACCATCTAAACATGAACCAGCTTGGGCTTTATGTATTAAAAAACCAATAGAAAACAACATGAAGACCAAAACCACTGTAACTAACTATCCTGCTAAAGGAACTAGAAAATGGGTTACTAAATATATGGTTGATGATCCTCGTTGGGCTGGAACTATTATTGAGGAACTAAAGCAAGCTGATGCTATTAAGAAAGCAAGAGCTCTAGTTGAAAAGAACCCTACTTGGAAATTAAAAGTATACATTGCAAAGGTGTTAGAGCAGCACCAACCGCTAGTAGCTGAAATCAATTACAAGAAATCATCTACAGAAAGAGATGGTACATGGGAGATCCAAGGATGCTTATCATATTAATTAATCAATAAATACAAAACCAAATGTCAGATTTTAAAGAAAAATTAAAAGAAATAACACAACCAAGTCATTATAAGAATGAAGATGTAGAAGATAGTGGAGATGTAATAGACTTCTGTCATCTATATGAATTAAACTTTACTCGTGGTAACATAGTTAAATATGTAACTAGAGCTGGTAAAAAGAATAATGAATTACATGATCTAGAAAAAGCTCTTGAATACCTGAAGAGAGAAATAGCTTATGTAGAGTTCTTAAACGAGACACACTAGTAATGATAGGTGGAAAAATAAAAACAGGACCCACTACAGGTGGGGATGAAATAGTTACTAGAGTGGTGAAAAACTGCCCTAGTAAATATGATGAGACAGAGAGAGTGCTAATTATAGATGCAGATAGTATAATGTATTTTGCTAGTTACTTTCCTGAAGACTCTGTACTGGAGTTTCCAACAGAGGAAGACAGAATAGAAGAGGCTAAGTATAGAACTAGAACTAAGCTACAAGAAATACAGAATAACATAGAAGAGTTTTATAATATAAAAAACACTTTTATATTTATAGGAGGTGGTAACAACTTCAGATATGACATACTTCCTAGTTATAAATCTAACAGGAAAGAAAAGAATGCATTGATTCCTATCATTGCAGACTATATGTTAGAAGAACTTGGTGCTATACCATCTGTAGGAGCAGAAGCTGATGATTATGTGTATGATGCTACAGTAGTAAGTGAAGGTAAATGTGTTGTAGCAGCTATGGACAAGGATGTATTTTATAATTGTCCTGACATGCCTTTCTATAACTATAGAAGTCATAAAGACACTCTAGGAGAATTCAAGCACATCTCTTTGAAACAAAGTAGATTAGCTATAGCCTCTCAAGTGGTAATAGGTGATAGTGGTGACGCTATTCCTGGTGCATTTGGTATAGGTAAAGGCTGGTGTAACAAGAACATGCATTTAGATATGACAGATTATCAATTTACTAGAGCGATAATAACTGCCTATCTAAAGTCTAACAAAGGAAACTTTGAAGAGAGTAAAAAACAAATAAGAATAAACTATGGTGTATTGAAGTTATACACTTTAGACGAACTAAAAAATAGAAATAAATGACAAACACATGTGCTACTATATTTATGGTACCAACGTTAAAAGTTCCTAAGGACAGTTTAAAAGATAACGGTTTTATAAATGCATACATTGAAGATGATATGTCAGATACTAAATATAAAGATTGTATTTATGTATTATTTAAACCTAATGATATTGATCTATTTAAGGACTTTCTGGACAGTGAATATGAACGAACAAAGCAAATTATAGAAGATTATGACTATGATGAAGGTTTTGTTGTTGTTGTATATAGCCTAAATAAAAAGTTTAAAGAAGATTTTAAACTAATAATCAATGGTGAATATTCTAAAACATCAGAAAAGTTTCAGAAGCTTTTTCCTAAAGTGGTTAAACTAAAGAAGAACGGTTTACATAGAGATGAACTATCTTTACAATATAGAATCTTTAATAAAACTAAAGATTTAATAGAATATTGGCAGGAGAAGGTAGGAGTGTCGAGTACTTGGCTAGATGAATATGAAGTCTGGCCAATGTTTGATAAAGAAAAACAAATATTAACTAAAAAAGTATTAAATGAAAGCAGAAAAAATATTAAAAGAAAATCCTAATGTAGCAGAGTTGTTACATAAATGGTTCTTTGATAAGCTTACGCAAAGTTTTAAAGACTTTGATAAAGACGAAGCGTTTAAAGATTACATGATGGCAAAAGGTGTCTCAGAAAAACAAATCATATCTATTATGACAGACAGTCCTAGGGCATGTTTTGATTTGTTAGACAGTCATGAAATTATTATAACTATACATTATGATAAAAATTATAAAACTTGGTATTCTAGCTATCATTCACCTGAAGTATCTGTTTCATACGCTTCTAGAATTGATTGTGAAAGAGGAGCTTTAGAAATGGGTATTGTTGAACTAGAAAAACTATTAGAAGATGCCAAAGGGAACGAAGATATCACAGGAGATGAAAAGGTTGGTGGAGAAGCTGACACTTCAGGGAAAGAGTGATACAGAAATAGTTAAAGAAACAGGATTGACTTTCTCATATATTCAAAAAGCTACTACAGAGTACTGGAGAACAAGAATGAGAGAAGCATATCCAAAAGAAAAATAAAAATAACGTTAGTATTGAGATTTATTTTATAACTTTGAAGTTCTTGTTATAATTTGAATTAATTACTTCTGTTCTGTTTTTAATTGTTGTAAAAGCCTTGAGAGAAATCTTGAGGCTTTTTACATTATATAACTGAGCAGTGTTATCTATATTTCGTATATTTGAATTAACAATTAAACAATTAAATAATGGCAAAAAAACAAGATGCCCCTAACACTTTTGAACAGGCGTTAGAAAAATTAAACAAGCAATACGGTGTGGGAACTGTACTTGCGTTAGACAGTAAAACTACAGGAGATTATGATGTATTCTCTACTGGAAGCATCGCTTTTGATTACAGAACTCTAGGAGTTGGAGGATTTGTAAGAGGTAAGATGTACGAACTCATGGGTTGGGAAGGTACAGGTAAATCTACTATATGTGGACATGCTGTAGCTAGTTGTCAGGCCCAAGGGGGAAAGGTATTATTTATAGATGGCGAACATGCTGTAGATAAGAACTATTTTGAATGCTTAGGAGTTGACACAACTAAAATGCTTATAGCTCAACCATCTTGCGGTGAGGAAGGTTTTAACATTGCAGTGGAAATGATGTCAACTGGTGAAGTGGATCTTATTATTATAGATTCAGATTCATCTTTGATTCCTAAAGCTGTATTAGATGGTGAAGTGGGAGATCATGCAATAGGTAAGAAAGCTAGACTGAACAGTAGTGCGTATCCAAAGATTAAAAGTATAGCTCATAACACAAATACATGTGTAATAGTTGTTTCTCAGTATAGAGAAAAGATTGGAGTTATGTTTGGTAATCCTACAACTACTCAAGGTGGACATGCTCTTAAGTTTTATTCTGATGTAAGAATAGAAGTGGCTAGATCATTAATGAAAGATGGAACTGAAGTTATTGGTAACCTTACTAAAGTGAAGGCTACTAAGAATAAGATGAGTCCTCCTTATCAGAAGTCAGAGTTTGAAATAATCTATGGTGTTGGTATTGATAGAGTTAGTGAAACCTTACAGCTCTTACATGATTATGAACTAGGTAGAAAGTATGGTAAGACATATACATATAATGATGTAAAGTATAATCTAGAAGACTTTAAACAAGACATTCTAGAAGATGTAGATTTCTATGAAGCTTTGAAGGCTAAAATCATTAGCACTATAAAAGGTGAACTACCTGAACAGGAAGAAAAAAAAACTGAAGTTGTGATTGACTATAACAAGGCTAAGTCTATACAAGTTGTTGTAGAAACCGAACCTAAATTATTTGATAAGATATGATGTGTAAGAAATGTGGAGCTAAGTCAGAATCTGAGATGTGTTTTAAACACAAGCCCAAGAAAGCACTAGCTAAACAATCTAAGGGTTTAAAAAAGTCAACTCTAGCTGCAAAACCAACAGTTAGGGTTGATAAACCTAATGAAGATCATTTATTCTTTACTGATATATGGAAAGAAAGACCTCATAAGTCTGAAGTAAGTGGTAATTATTTAGGAAAAGAGGCATCAAGTGCGTTCTTTCATCACATACTTCCAAAGAATAAGTATCCAGAACTCAGGTTAGATAAGGAAAATATCATACTTTTGACAATAGATGAGCATGCAAATGTAGAATCTGACATTTATAAGTATGACGTAATCAACAAATTAAGAGAGTATTTAATTAACAAATATAATTTATAACATGAAAAACCAATTTTTCTACACAAGAAGAGAACCAATACAAGGAACAGATCCTGTAGAGTTCAAAGAATTTACAGACAGCCTTAATATAACTAAGGTTATTAGATCTGTTAGAATGGATGACGAGAACTTAGTTGTTCTATTAGATGATATCCATGAACGTATTAAAGAAGTACCTAATATCAATACTAAAACAAACAAGGTGATTGGTATGAAAAAAGTAAGTGAAGTGTTCCAAACGGAAGTTTACTTACAGGGTAAAGACATCGAAAGATTTGAATCAATTACTAAATTTGAGTAAGATGAATAAAGGATACAAAAAACTATTAGGAAACAGAATATACGTTAATGTTCCTAAGAAAGAAGAAAGTAAGATCATAGTGGATGAAAACACTAAAGAAGCATTACAAAAAGAAATGCTGAAGAAAATGTCAAGACTTACAGTTTACGATGTAGGAGATTCAGTTACTATGGTAAAACCTGGAGACATTGTACTTGTTAATCCAGCTAAGCTTACTGACTCATTACTTATTCCTTTGTCTGAAGATAAGGATGTATTGCTAATTTCTCCATTTGATGTAATACATGTTTGGTAGTGAAGGAGTTACCATTCATATCATGTAAAATGATTACCTATGGGAGGGTTGACACATTAGTGGAGGCCCTGCATAGTTTTCTTATACAAGACTATCCAGCAGATAAGTGTGAACTTATTATAGTTAATGACTATCCTAAGCAGAAACTTATCTTTGACCATCCACAAGTTACTATTTATAACCTTGATGAAACCTTTCCATTAATAGGAGAGAAAGAGAACTATGCTATTGAGCGTTGTAAAGGAGAACTTATAGCTGTTTGGGACGATGATGATGTTGCACTTAGTAACCATCTTCAGAATGTAGCAGATCATTGGAAAGAAGACACTAACATTATACACTGGAACACTGCAGTGTTTTATAATGAACCTAAGATTACCAAGATTACAGGTGTAGGTAACTCAGGAATTGTATACAGTAAGAAAGTGTGGAAAGAAATAGGGAAAAGTCCTCTAGAGAATGCAGGAGGAGACATGACTATGACTAATAGAATTCATAAGCTAGGAGGTAGAGTAAATGTTACTATGCCTGAAGAACAAGCTGCATGGTTTTATATGTGGGGTGGTAGAGGTTATCATCAATCTGGTCAAGGAACAGACAAACCTGGTAAGAGAAACATTATAGAAAGACATTCTGAATATATAGAGAACCAACGTAAGAAAGGTAAGATTCCAACAGGTGACATACATTTAGAACCTAAATGGAATAAAAACTACGCTCAAATGTTAAAAGACCATCTAAAAAGTAATAATACTATATAGCTTTATTTAGAAAT